TATGGTTAAAGAGGCAGGTTCCCCCGCATTACAATTCTTTGAGAGTGGTTTTATTGTTGGAGTTGCCACCGACATTATGAATTATGTTGTTACTTCAGGTATGAACTTAACTGATGCGGTTAACACTGCCAAAGAATCATTCGGACTTACAAAACGTGAGGAATATCGTTTGCGTAAATATCTTAACTATATGGGAATGGTTGCGCCGCAAATGATTTGGCTTCCTCCTTCGGAAACTAGATTTTCTTAAAAATGGGGGCTCTCACATATGGCAATAAAAACCTGGAAGGAGTTGCTATCTGCCATAGATCCAACTCTGGACGCATCTAATATAGCTTTAACACAAATTTCTGCTAGTTTAGAACTGCCCGACGGAAGAAAGATTGACCTTCCAATCCGGGCAGATTCTACTGTAGATAGTCTTAAAGCAGCCTTTACTCTTCCTTCTCCCCCAAAAGAAGAGCCTGAACCTGAATCTCAACCACAGATTTTACCAACGGCTCCTAAAATAACAAGTAAAATGCGTCAGTTCATGAGAGAGTTTTTTGAAACTGAAGCTGATCAAAAAGAATTTATAGAGTTTGCTGCTTTTGATGATAAGGCTAAGCAGTTTTTTGGCGACGTGTCTAATCCTATAGAGGCCTATGAAACTGAATATCAAGCTATTCCTGGTGTTACAGATTTAGAAAAATTTAAGAATTTCTTATATAATAAACCCACGCCCGCATCCCAACCTACCCCTGAGGCAAAAGTTGAGACGCAGCCTATCCCAGCTCCCGCTCTTACTAATAAATCGGTAGGCAAGGGCCCCAAGAAAAAGAAACAGTAAGACAGATTAGTCCCCTATTATAAGACGGAGGAACGTATGGCTTTCACCCTGTATTCCGCTAAAGGTAAAGAAAAGGAAACTAAGACACCTAAAGGCCTAGAGGAAGTTGAAACTTTATTTCCAGGCCAGGGCTCTCTTCAGTCCGCACAAACCGCTCTGCAGGCTACCCCTAAAAAACCTAAGGCCGAAAAGAAAGAGCTGGTAAAATCCAAGGGTAAACCAAAATTAACAACTAAAGAATCTCCAGAGGCACTTGATTTAGAGGAATCTGAGCAACCAGAAGATACTTCTAGTTCTTTGGCGGAAACTTTTGAAAAAGCGGAATCGATTACCAGGAAAAAGGGACCATATAGTTTTAATGCTAACTCTCAATATGAAATTGATACGGACCCGTATTATAGAGTATTTGAACATCGTGGTAAAACTATTATTTCTAGTCAGCCAGACACATATATCGTTATGGATTATAAAACCGGTTCTTATAATGTGGGATATAAACTTGGGGATGGATCTGTATCTTGGTCTAGATTAACTTCACGCAGTAAAGTTTTAGTTGCTAAAATGGTTAAAGCTTTGGAAAATGTACCAAGTGATCCAGAAGCAATCAACAATCCCAATGAACCTCAAGGGTCCATGGATTGGGGACAAAGACTCGGAAAATTCTTACACCTCACTAAACGCGCAGTTGCTTATGGTAATGCTGCTATCTTTAATATTTATATTGCGTCTGGTGAAGGAATTATTCCAGAACCAGATTGGCAAAATAAAACTTTTGTAAAATCTGGCGAGTATTATAAGCCGGTTGGGGAAACTTGGGAACCAGAAGAAGCCTTTGTGTGGTATAAGGTTATAGCTTCTGTTTTAGGAACACCACAAGAGTGTTTACTTGGAATGGCTAAGCATCGTGGAACCTCTACATTTGACATATATATTGCTGATGTAGACGGTTCAAATTCTCATAAAGCCAGAATAGCTGATATAAAATTGTTTAATTATATTTCTGGTGATCAAATTGATATCACGGAAATTAATGATTATTATGAAAAATTTTCCAATAAAGAATCAGCCAAGCAAGTTGTTTCGGCAGACACAATTGCTACAGATCTTGCCACTGAAGAGGTTAACAAACTTGATTCTTCTACATTCTTCTTTGTTGATGGAAACGCCCCCAAAAGAATTATAACAGGAACTAGATATGAAATTTTAAGAGAAGGAAGCAAAGCATATATTAAAGCAGCTAGTGGTCCAGCTAAAGCGTTTCATTCTGATCTTAATTTAAGAACAGCTTTAAATGCTGAATCTATTCCCCTTTCAGAAATAGACCAGGTAGCCAGAATCACCAATAGAAAATCAGGTTTTTACCATGCTGATATGAAAGCGAAAATGGAAAATGTAATAGCCCAAGGACACGCTGTTCAGTTTGAAATAGGGTCTATGGGAGACGATGGGACTTTTTATCCAACAGGTAAAGATGAAGACGTTTTCTGGGCAATCATTCCTACAGGTAGGGATTTTTATATGGAGGTGTCTAAGATTGAAGGTGGTTCTGCTTCTATTACTGCTGACACTAAAACATTGGAAATGGTGTCTACCTCCCCTGCAAGTCCAGATCAACTTAAAGTAGTGTCTAAACTTATTAGTTCTGTGTATCCGGTTTTCTCTAAAGAAACATATGGGGATGAGGCCCTTAGAGAGCAATTCTCATCGTTATTAATTACACCCCCACCCAATCCATTATATGGTTTTGATTTAACTTCTAAGCATAAACAATCTAAAGAATTGCTTTTATTATTTATAAATTATATGTTTAATAATTTAGAAGCTAAATTAACTAAAGACACTGATTATGCAATTACAAGTAAAGAAAATGTGCTCGCTAAAGTAGATTCTTATTTAGGTAGAGTCACTAAATTAGATGCAGATAGCTTAGCACAATTGTTTTTTGGATCTCCTATAACTCATATTAATGCTGATTATATTGATAAATTTTATGAAGATATAGTGGGCGCAGGTGCCGATCAAGACTTAGCCTCCACCGAAGAGGGTTTAGGTCAACTTCGCCGCCGTGGTAAATTTGTAGATTCATATATTCAAAGCCCCATGATAGGGCAGCAAGAAGCGGGTAAATGGTTTATTAAGGCTGTGGAAGCAGTTACTATTGAACCCAGTGGTATATATGTTATTGAAAAAACTAAACATGGTACGACTAAGAAAAAACAAAATATCTATTTAGCTGAAAGAAATCTTGATTTTGAAAGTGGTACAGACACTAGTCGTTTACCTTTTGGTGCTGTGTCTTTCAGTATGATAGATTTTAGAACTGGAAATATAGTCGCCAATGTTATGGCTAAAGAATCCGGTAAATATAATTTTCAAGAAATATCTAAAGATGATTTTATTAAAGCATTTTACTCCAGTAGGCCCACTCAAGAGACGCTTGCTCAACGCTTAACTTCCGATCTGAAGGGTATCGGATTAACCACGCCTAAAGCAAAAACCGTGTCTAAGCAATTGGTTGGTCAATTAGCAGCCTTATTATCTGACCCAGAAATTATTGCTAATATTCTTGGTGTTCCAGAAGAAGATGTAGCAACCTGGTTACACGGCCCCGATAAACTAGATGAAAAAATTCTTGCAGAAACCATTGCGTATTTTTCTTCGTTGTTAGGGGAAGATAAATACATGGGCCCATCCGTGGCCCTAGAATTAGAAAAACTAGTTTCGCAGCTCACGACTAAAGCTAAAAAATTTAATGCTAAAGATTTTATAGAATCAGCTCCAACAATTGCTGCTGAACTTATGCTTATTGTTTTGAATAAATTACGTGGGACTGACCTTATGTATAAGGTGGCTACTGAGGCCCGCAGGTCCCTAGACGCTTACTATAATAATACTGGTACTGCCGCATTTGTTAAGGTGTCCACTGGCTTATATAGTGGTCCATGCGCAGTTTTTTCTGATAAAAAAGATGAAAGCAAAATTATTCTTTATCAGGAAGGTAGAATATACAATATAGATAGTGAGGATGCAAAAGAAAGTTTAATTACAAATACCATATCTAGTAAAAATGTATTTTATGTTGCCTCTATGGGGCAAACGGCAGTAAAAGCTGATGTGACTATGGTTGATAAAGCTGACCGTCTTGCAGCTGAAAATATAGCAATCAAAGATATTATGACGTTTGTAACTAGTTATAATGGTGACACTATTTCTCCTGCGGATTTTATAGAATTTTTACAAACCACTATTGTAACTAAACTCAATGTTAAGCTTAGTTCTAATATGCTTAATAAAGTTGGGCGTATGGCGGCGATGCCTAAGGATGCATTTACACAAGAAAAAGCCCAACAGATTGCAAAAATATTTTCTGCCGCTGCATTTATTCCTAGAATTTTAGGGCATATTATGATTTATGATATTGCTGCTGGAAAATCTGGACAAATGCTTAAAATTTACAGAGATGTGGTTACCACAAATGGATTCTGGGCACCAGTTCCAAGCGATTGGTCTGTGGATCCTAAGGTAGAAAAAAGTGGTATTGTGGTTTATGGAAATTCTAGAGAGTCTTATATTAAAAATCTTATCACGGCCACTCGACCCGCTCCAGCGTTTGGAGATATGGAAACAACTATTGCTTCTATGGATAGAGATTGGGGTACTTCTCCAGAGTCTCAGGCAAAAGTATATGACTTTTTTAGAAAGGTTAACTATGTTTCTGGCATGTGTTTAGCTAAAGTGGTTTCCTTTGAGGATGGTGAGGAATCAGGTGAATCTGAATTTCAAAACATTCAAATTGTAAATCAAAAAATTCAGACTTTCTTTATGGGTCCTAATAAGAAATCATTAGCTTCTAATCTTAGATATGTAATTGAATCTGGACATAAGAGACTTAGTAAAGATGTAAGACTATATGACCCATCCACTCTCGCCAGAAAGGTGGCATACTGGGCCATGCAGAATTTACATATCTCAGCTTCGTTTATTGGGCTGTCCTCTAATAGTACAGTAGAATTTAATCGATCTTCTTTTGTGGATTTGATTAATGCATACTTAGCAATGCCAGAAAAATTCAAAGCGGATAATTTATATACCGATGCTTTGTATGCCGCTATTAAGGTTTCTTTGAGTCGAGCGATGAATATTATTATGACAGATCGCCGTTATCAATTAGAAAGAGAGACTATCTTAGCTAGAATTCCAGAAGAATATCTTAGTGACGATGCGGTTAGTCGCAGCAAACAAGTTGAATTGGTTCAATATTTAACTCAAGCGCTTATGTCTTATTGGCTTTCTAATCTCGCAAGCATCTCAGCTCCATCTGGTAAAATGAAAGTAAATCAAAAATTTACTGGTTTTGAAGATTTAGTCCGTGATCCAGATGAAGTGGTAGCGGGTTTAGCGGCTGCTTCACCAGAATATCTTATCGGTATGTTGTTGTGGACTTTAGCGGATAATAAAGTACAACGTGCTGTTCGTTCATCCCTGGGTGGCGCCAATACTGGTATTACTTTCCAGGATACTATGCAGCCCGATAAACTCACATTAACCCAGATGCAACAGTTACTTCATGAAACGTTAGGTTCCTTTACTGTGTCACTTATGTCTATTTTAGATAAGTCTGGACATATTTTAAATAAATATTATAACGTTGCTATTTTAAAAGATTATAATAAATCTAGGATTAAGAATAAAGATTTAAGTCTTAGAGCTTTTGCTGAGGCAACCATTAATGATGAATATAGGGCTGCTAAAATTGCCGAAGCCTGGTCTCCTGCATTTGAAGAAATGAAAACAAGGGCTACGGTTGCAGAATGGAAATCATCTGGTGTGAAGGGCGTTATGAGTCCATCTTTTGCATTGGCTTCTAAATTTGGGGCAGGGGCAGTAATAGCTCAAGGTATGAGTGATGAATCTCATGTGAATAATGGTGTACCATTCCTCATTACTGCAATGCAAGCAATGACTAAAGATCATAGATTCGCTTTTAAGATGACTGCTGATATTCTAGAACATGAAGATTTTTCAGAAACGCTTCCATTTGCAGCCCAAGAGATTAAACGAATTCTAGAGGCTGGTAAATTTAAGTATAATTATAAAAATAAATTAGACGCAGATAGTCTTAAAAAATATTTATTGAATGTTTATTTTGAAATCAGACGTCGTAGACAGGGTGCTTACTATGTTCGGCCAGAAGACTCTATGGCAACGATGGAGGGCCAGACCACTGCATTCGAGGAAGTTGTAAAGGAATTAGCAAATAAAAAAGATGGTCTTACTAAATATAGTTTTGGCGACATTCAGAAGGAATTTAATTTTGCTTCGCTTCCGCATAAAACTAAAAAAGAATTTACACCTATGGATAAATTCTTTGAGGTGTTTAAGAAACAGTTAACAGAAAGTGGAATGAATCATATGGGTGCGTTTTCTTCTATCATGCAAACGTTTAATTATAGTAAAAATTACGCCTCGTTTCCATTATTAGTTTATATGATGAAAAGAAATCTTGGTACTATTCCCAATCTTTCTGATATTCAATATAACAAAGATTTCTTTGAAACAATGGGCCGGGCTCTTGCAGCCACAGTTATGGATGTTTCTAAACTTAATACAATGACTGATGCTGCAGCTAGGGGAATGCAAAAAAGCTTTGTGTCTGGTGGTTTAAATATTTCGACTGTCATTTCTAATATTATGGCATTTGTATATTGTTTAAATAATCCAGATATTGGGCAACATCTTAGGGAATTAAATAAACTTGATTCAGCTGGAAGAGTATCTCTTAACAGGAAAATGATGTCTACTCGATATGGTATTTCATCTCACGCTAAAGAAGTATTAGGCGTTCCTAGTGTGTCTGTTTCACCGGATTTTGTTGGTATGTTAGATCAAAGTAGGGTAAGTAGTCTAGCGGAAGCAATTAGAGCCTTTAGTAGTAGGCATCAAGATATTGAAGATGTAGTAGACTACATTCATGGTGAAGCTACGTATATTCCAGAAGAAGCTAAAAAACTATTTGAAGTCTTCGCTTCTATGGCAGGGCACCAATTAAATTCTACATCTCAGGCAGTAAGAATTGGAAACGATGAAGCTATTGATAAAGTTACGTCTGGAAATTATGATGCTTCATCTGAGCCCAGTCACAACGCATTTGTTGTGGATGCTATAAATCAAATTAACGAAAATCTGGTTTATAATGTTTTTGGGGCCACTGAAGCTAAGATGAAGTTTAATCCTAAAAAACCATTTGACACCGGGGCCATTCCAGTAGATCAATTTTCTAACTTTACAGATGCTATGAAGGCCGCCATGAAGGCTCATAATATTAACACTTCTGATGATTTAATCGGAATGATTTATAATACCCGTAGAGATTTTCAGTCTAGTGGTGAACAGTTGTATGATATTATTTGCAAAATGGTAACGTCAATGTTACCAAAGCAAGCCCCAGATTCAGGGGCTATGCCAGCTTCTCCCTCTTCAGACGCTGCTTGGAACTTCTATGTAACTCAAGATGGCGTTGACTCACTAGTACCAAAAGCCCTTAAAGATGAAATTATTAATGCGGATGTAGAAGATATATCTGTAGCTGATGTATTAGCAATGGCAGAAAAGGTTTTTGAAACGCTTTCTATTAAATTAACGGGTAAGGCATTAGATGATTTAGCTACAGTAAAGCCTAAACTTTCTATTGGACAAAAGGCATTAGATAAAAACTTTTCTACGTTGAAGGCTGATATTTCAAACTTAATTAATAATAAAGAAGAATTAGGCGATGATGAATACGCCACACAGCTTTATAATATGTATAGTAAAAATAATCGTCTTGTGGTGTTAAAATTTGTGGCCGATAACTACCAAACTATTGGAACAACTCCTTTGGAGGCTTGGGACAAAATTGCCGCCATCATGAATAATAAATTATATTTAACGGATAAGTCTTCACAGACTATCGTAGATAAATTTAAGAAATCTTTACATAAAACAGGGGGTAATAAAGAATATCCATTTGCGTCCACTGGCTCCTTTGATAATGAAGTTCATGATTTAGCATATCTTGCCACAGAAATAGCTATTACTTTATCATTACCTCATGGTAAAGTTACTGAAACATTTTCAGTTCCCGTGGACATTCAAAACAATCAAATGGACGTACAACGATATTATCGTACGGTAATGGCTACAAATGCAGAAAAACATGTGGCCACATTAAGAACAGATATTAAATCATTAACTAGTAAATATCAAGACTTGGTAAATGGAGCACCTGTTAAAGATACGGTGTTAGCCCTATCTAAAATTATTTTAGATAAGAAACACCGCTTAGATTTAGAGGGAGTGGCGTGCAAGACTCTCATTAGGCCTATGCCGTTATCAGAAAGAATTGAAACTAATGTTTTAGAAGATGTTGCTAAAACAGTTTTAGTTTTACCAGCCCGTGCCCTTAAAAGCAGTGATGATAAAACTACCCATTATATTGTTATGCAAGATTTAACTTTTAAAAAAATTACCTTAATTCCATATAAAAATCTACCCACAGACATAGCAAAAGAGATGAAAGACTCAGGAAGCGTCGTAGTGGAATTATATCCTGGAGCTGAAAGCGATATAGCAGTTTTACCAAGTGTCATGGGTTCTGATATTTCTTCAGCCTCTTCAGCTGTGGCTTCACATCTCAACGAAGCCTTGGGTGATAAAGTTCCCACAGACAAAGCAGAAGCCCTTCTCGTTTTATTTGGCTATCAACTTAGTTCAATTATAATGGCATTAACCGATACGCTTACGACTTTTGAATCATATCGCATGGCTATTATTAAAAGAATGGGTTTCAATAGTGGGTCTTATGCGGTTATCAGTCCTTCATTATTGGAAATCTCAGAAACAGTTCCAATTATTCAAAAGAATGATTTACCTGTTTCTTTTAAAGAGTTTTTATCTGACATGGACATGGAAGATCAAAATATATATTTAGATAAAGAATCTTTGAAAGATTTAGTTAAAACTGTAGTGCCAGTTAAAGTGTTAAAGGTAGATAGGACTTTGAGTGGACGAAAGTGTGCTATTGTTTCTATAGACATTCCAGGTGAGGTGATTAAATCAAAAAGTGTCCCAACTGTACAAAAACCACCTAGCAGAAGAATTATTGCAAACGTACCATATGAATATTTATCTTCAGCCGCTGCGGAAAAAACATTACCTGGAGTATATTTTGCTGTTAGGGAAAGGTTAATTTATTCACTCAGTCATCCTATTCCCGGTAAAGAAGCCCTTCTTAAAAAATTTGAAATCGGGCCAACAGATCCAGCTATGATAAATACTACATGGTTACGTAAACATTTGAATGGTATTCAACAAGCTGAAGAAGCTGGTGCCATATTACCTGGAACCACAACCCAAGCTAAACGTCTTTTGGATCGAAAGTTTGCTGAGCCGGCGCGTACAATTGAGCCTTTAATTGGTAAACTTTCAAAATCTCCAGTTATTATTGCGCGTGATTTACACTCAACCGTTTTGGATGTGTTAAAGAGAACTTGTAAGGGAGATGAACAAGCATCGATGGATATAGATTCGCACTTAGCTCCAATTATGCCTAAAATGTATTCTCTTACACCAGTTAAAACCAGAACATTGGCAAATGCATCTGGACAAAAAAGCATTCGTTTTGATAGTGGATCCGAATTGGTTAATGCATATTGGTTGCCTTCTACAAATGCTGACGCTGATTTTCAGAAGAATATCGGTAAATATTATGATACGGCTAGGGCGATATACGGGGTGAAGAAAACCAAATCTGCTGGCCTTATCAAAGCTATGTCTGAGGCGACGATTATTGCTCCCGCTGAAAAAGCGTTGGCTTTATTAAATGAGTCTTTATTGGTTGCAGAAGAAGTAAACGACGATTCAATGATTAAAATTTTATCCGCTGCAATTGAATCCATCCAAGATCATTTTTCTGATGATTTAGTTTCCAATCAATCTTTAGTTCTCTTGACTAGGGCTCCTCTTGGTGATCGCTCTATTATTATACCAGTAAGTAAAAATATGTTTTGTTCATTACAACAGCTGATGGCTTATTATACAAACTGGAGTACATTAAAGAGTAAATTAGTTATGACTCCAAAGCTAGCAGAAGTAATGTCCGGCGGCCAAGAACTGCCATGCTCATTTACTTATTTGGAATCGTATGCGGATGGTAGTGAAATCAAAGTGCGTATCGCAGATATGGGAGATGGTTTTAAAGTGGTCCCCCATAAATTCATTTTAAAAAGCCCCACCACTGGAGCTGATTTAGGTGTAGCAACTGGCGGGTCTAACTCATATTTAGAAGATAGCTCTGCTAGAGCAGATAAAGACTTTGTTAAATCTAAGGACGATAAGGCGATTAAGGTATTAAACCCATCTGCCCTTTCTCGTATTAGAAATGTAAATGGGCTTAGATTAGTTGTCTATAATGGTCAGTCTTTTACTAAGAAATTCGAAGCACCTATTTTACCAAATGCAATTAGTGGTATTAAAATTAAATTTGAACCTCAGCGTGCAATTGTAATGTCTGGAGATAGATACGAAATAGTATCTGATGCTTCTGTGTCTCTCAATCCAGACTTTTCATTGCGGGCAACCAGAGAGCGCGGTAAACTGAAAGGCGGTGGTTACGACCTTAAGGTTAGCGATAGTCGAAGTACATTTGTTAGAACTATTTCTGGTGACGAGCAGCTTAAACGTATTAGAAGTATGATGGATAGGGATGCCACTATTTATGAAATACTGGGTGCTGAATTTGGCAACTTGGGCGATATTATTAAAGAACAAATGAATCAAATTGCCATTACACAGAAAGCACATCGCACTGCCGAACTAAGGCAAGAACAGGGTGGAGATGCAGATCTCTGCGCAGATTTAAGGGCCCTTGGTAGTAAGTTCCAAACCAAAGGTCGTGGATCAGATGAGCGCGTTATTGAGATTCCAGACAATACAATTTTTGATGATTTAAATAAACTTAAATGCATTGGTATTGGTACTAAAATACAACCCCTAATCCACCCCACGATAGAGGGGGTGGAAGATACTCCCGCAGTGAATGCTTCTATAGCATTAAATACGATTGATGTGGTAAAGCGTGCTAAATTCAAGAGGGCTGGATTTGCTTCGGGTGGGGGTGTAAATCTTTTAAACGATTTAATTGGTAAGAGAAAACCAGGCGCTACATCATCCCCATTACAGGCTTCTTTACAACATGTATACAATACCGTTCTTAATGATGGATGGAATGAATTTATTAATAAATATGAAATGTCTGCAAGTAAACAATTTGCTAAGAAAAATCCATATATAAATTTAATCGATAACTATAAGAAACTATTAGAAGCTAAACAAAATGGAGTTTCTCTTGGGACTGAAGCCGATAGGCAATTTAAAGCTTTGAGTGCTGTAATTGGCGCTGGTAAATCTTATTTAAATATGTCTATGTCTAAGGTAGAAGAACTAATTAAAGACGATACCCATAAAGCTGTTTTGTCTAGGTTCCACGATATTACAGACATAGAAAAAATGATTACGAATAGCCATAAAGATGGACGAGGACAACACGCTTCACGTGTTTCAAAACAATTATTTCTTTTGGGATCCATTCTAGCTTATTATATTTATTTAGCTAAACATGAACCAACAGTAGAGTCAGCCGATGCTCTTAAATGGTACGAGCGTTTTCTTAAAACTGAAGCCCAAGGAATAGTATTTAATTTTATTAAGCAATTTGGGTTGTTGGATGCGGGGGCTAGATTGGGTATCACGGGCGTTAGGGGCAAATCTAAGAATTTATTTATTGCTAAATCACCAGATCTTGCAAACGTTACTCGGCAGCTAGAGGAAAATATTAAAATCATAACCGATAGTATTGCTGCTAACGATGGCACAACTGGCTATGTAATGGGATTATCTAATTTCTTTGGTTTGATGCCTTTAAGTAATCGTGTTTTAATTAATGTATTGTTTAAAGATATTTCTCCCTTTGGTGTGAAACGGGATGAAAAAAATCCACAGGTGAAAGAGGTATCTGAAGCATTAAATAATTTATTTCAAGAAATAATGCTGGGAGATAGTTCTGTATTACAATTGGACGCTAGCACTAATATGGCTATTGGTGAATTACCAGCCACATTTCTTCCAGAAAATTTCCGTAAATTATTAGCCATTGAAGAGGAATATATTCCAGAAGAAGAACTAGAAATGGATGAGGGTGAAGATTTAACACCTGAACAAATTGAAGCTTTGGGGCGCAATGCCGATATGTTAATTATACAATTTAAGAAAGCTATGCCTATCCGATTTGCTAAATTAATATCTAAGCCTCGAAAACTTAAGGTGACCACTATGAAATGTAAAACTTTTGGAGATACAGACTTAGTTACAGAACCATCAAGTCCCATGAATATTCCAGAAGATAATAAACGTAGACAAGAACAAGCCTCGTCTAAACTGCTGTTGTTTAAATATGCAGATGAAAATGTTATTGATGCTCAAATAGAAGAATTACGCATTGTGTTAGCTGAAAACAATAAAAACATGCAAGAAATGAAAGAACAATGGACTAGGGTTCTTGTTAATTCTATAGACTTAAAAGACATAGATGAAAAAGAAAGAATCAAATTTGCAGAAGACACATTTAAAGATTTTACTAAATTTATTTATAAGCGTGATAATCTTTATAAGAATGTGGATCAATTACCAGCTATGCTAGAAAAATTGTATGAAATTATATCTGGCGGTCATAAATATGATAAAATACCAACAGCTTTTATGCAAATGTTTTTTAGCTATAGGTCTCCAGCGTATAGTTTAATGCGTAGTATGGTGTCGTTATTTAATGACAATAGTTTTCTAGCTGAACAAAATGCTTTAATTGAAGATGTTATTTCATCTAATAGTTTAGATACATTTGAAGATGGAAATAAATCGATGGAAGGAGAGGATGCGCCAGAAGGCACTTTAATGAATCCACACACCTAAAATGAAATGTAGTGTTTGTAAATTACAATTTGAGCCATTAACTAGCCATGAAATAAGTATGTGTCCTGATTGTAAAATTTTTTTAGCCCGTTCTCCAAAAGACCATCAAATAGATGTTCCTGAAGAGGCAAAGGAAATTGCAGTTCCAGTAGCAAAAACATTTGCTAGAGATTTGGCTTCTGCTTTTGAAGATGTAGACGTAACTAGATGGTGTGAAAAATACGTTAGCTTACCCGATAGTGATGCTCCCTTTGGCGTTAATGATTGTGGAAGGGATTATTTAAAAGAACCTTTTTATTATATTACTGGCGAGGCTTTATCTAAGGAAGGTAAACCAACTGTTATTCTTAAGGGTCGTCAAGTAGGTTTTTCTGTTTCTTCTTCTGCTTTATATTTGTATCTTTTAAATTGTGGTTTATATACAGATCTAAGAGTCCTTCATGCTTTTCCATCTTTATTAAACTCAGCTTCTTTTAATGATGAAAAGGTGGAAGTAATTCTTTCTAAATCGGAACACATTAGACGCAGAACATATACATCAGAAACCATGTGGTTCGATGAAGATTCTAAACAGTTAAATAGTAAACCCAAATACATTGGTAAGTGGACACAACGTGTTAAGCAATTTCAGGGTAATAATTTTTTAGTAATAGATGCTACCTCTAAGGACTCTGGCCGTCTTCGTGGTCAAACTTTCCATATTATATTTTATGATGAAGTTCAGGATATGGCTAGGAAAGCTATAGAAAATCTAGAAGAAACATTAACGACATCACCATATGGTCCACCAGGTTTAGGCGTTAAGGTGTATTTTGGTACCCCATTTAATGAAGGTACACATTTTCATGCTTTATGGCTTAAAACAGATCAAAGGTATTATCATTTAAAATGCCATACTTGTAATGAAACATATCCATTTTATCAATATGGCTCTGATTCTTGGCGTGAAATATGGGTCGAAAAACACACAGTTAAATGTCCTAAGTGTGGAGCATTGGAAGATAAACGTAAAGCTGTTACGGGTGGACTTTGGGTTCCGCAAAACCCGACATCCCCAATGCGAGGATATCATTTTAATCAATTATATGTTCCGACACTTTCAAAGGAAAGTGTTCTTTCTAAAGAAATTGATAAAGCTCCCCAACAGTTTCAAAATGAAGTCCTTGGGGAATTTTATGTTGGCGCTATGTCAGGGGAATCTTATAGAGAACTAGTATTAAGTTGTGCTGATAATCAAGTATCATATCCTCAATATATTGAGCCTTATACTTCTACCACAGTAACATTGGGAGTAGATTGGGGAGGAAAGATAGATGAAAGGTCCCCACAAGGTAGTTATACGTACATATTAATACTTTCGCATAAAGATGGGAAGATGCAAGTAGAAAGATTAGAAAGGGTGGACTCTCGTGACCCAAGCGAGCAAGTCCAAAGAGTGAAAGATTTGTTTATAAAGTACTCTGTTATTCAGGGTGTAGGAGACATGGGTTATGGTTTGGCTCAAATCTATGAACTCCAAAAGGAATTCAATCGCAGGGTATTAGGCTGCCACTCCGTGTCAGCTAAAAATGTTTATAACTACAATGAATCATCTATTCCTCCCTTCGTTAGTGTAAATAAAGATATGGTTATAGATGAGGTTTTATCTCAATTTAGAAATTCTAGATTTGTGTTGCCATATAAAACCACCGAAGATCAATTTTTAACAGAAGCCCTAGCAGAAGAAACAGCAGGTCTGTTGCCAGCTGAAAAGCTAGTTAATGGAAATAGAATTAAAACATATGGAAAACGTGGATCAAAAACAATAGATGGTTTTATGGCACTTATGTATGCTTATATAGCCATGAGATATACACTATCTGGCGGTTTTTCTTCTGATGTGCAAACCACTTACGGCGCGGGTAGAGCGATGCCCCTTCCAAGAAAAGTTAGTAATTTACCATCTAGTTTAATGTCAAGAATGAAATCGAGCGGTAGAAGATAATTTAGGAGATCAGAATGGACGATGCTAAATTTTACCAGGGTGACGTTAAAGGTTTCAACCCATTGGACGAGCTTTCTCCCGCTCGTCGTGACCAATTAAAAGGGGGGCCCAGTAAAAAGTCTACCGCCGGAGTTAAAACTGGTGATATTACTTTAAATATGCCCGCCGCCGCAGTTGATTCAACCAAGTCTTTATCTGCTTATAAAACTGCTTCAGAAAACGGTGGAGGCGGATCTGTTAGAACAATTCCGAGAGTTTATTCACCTCTATTTGAACTTTCTAATTTACAGCTTCCGAGGGATAGGCGTACTTTAAATGCGTGGTGTCGACATTTTTATTCCACTCATCCTCTAGTTAGAAACTGTGTTAATCTTCATGCAACGTTTCCAATTTCTAAATTTGAAATCACTTGTGATGAAAAAACTATTGAAACTGAAATGAATGAATTAGCTGAAGACATGAGACTAATTCATGTGTTGTATGGTGTGGCACTGGTTTATTGGATGTTGGGGGAAGCTTTTCCTTATGGAGATTGGAACGATAATGATAAGACTTGGCGCCGATGGGTTGTTCATAATCCTGATTATGTAGATGTTAAATATTCTGCCGTTACGATGGAACCACTTATTGCATTGCAACCAGACGATACCCTTAAGCGATTAGTTAAAAGTAATGACCCTAAGGATAAATATATTAGAGCTACATTACCAAAAGAAATAGTATATTATATTTCTAGAGGTATGAATATTCCTTTGGATTCTTTTAATGTTACGCATGTTAAGTTTTTATCTGAACCATATGATCATCGTGGTACAAGTATTATTGCCTCTTGCTTTAAGGATTTAATGTTATATGATTTACTTAGAGAAAGTGAATATGCTCAAGCAGCCAATCTTATTAATCCATTAACTCACGTGAAGTTGGGTGATCCATTAGGTCGTTGGCGCCCTTCCGATGAAGACTTGGCTCAATTTAGAGACATTTTTGTTGATTTGCAATTTGACCTTGATCCTAAATTAATTACACATGGCGCTGTTCAAATTGAAAAGGTCGGCAATGCGGGCGGAATAATTGACACCACCCCCAAGCTTGATCGTATTATTAAAAATATTATGGCAGGTTTAATGGTTCCAGAGGGAGTTATTACTGGTGAAGGTCCAAATTATTGTTACGATGAAGAAACAGAAACTTTAACTAAATCTGGATTTAAAAAATATAATGAAATTACTGACATAGATGAGATTGCTACGTTTAACCCCACCACCAAACTTATTGAATACCAACATTATAATGAGAAGATTGTTAATCAATATGATGGGAACATGGTTCATTTTAAAACTAAATTCATGGATATAAAGGTTACCCCCAATCATAAAATGTATGTTAGGGATCGTAAATCTTTGGAGTGGGGAACCGTAGAAGCCTCAGATGTTAAGCTTAGAAGTAATATTCTAGATCATGGAGACTGGGTTGGCAATACCCCGTCTGTAATTGAATATGGTGGTTTTACTTTTACACCTAAAGAATTTATTAATTTAATTTTCTACACGTGGACCAGAAGTAGGGTAATCGAAGAAGCTGGTGAGAAAGTAATGATTTATAAATATGCTCAACGCGGTCCAGCAGTGGAATGGAAAGATGCCCTCGTGGTGCTTGGCGTTAAGTATGATGCAAAGTATAAGGGTTATGTAATGCGGGACCAAAACTTTATAAACCTATGTCAGAAAGAAATTAATAGTGAATTTGATCATTGGAAATTACCAAGATTAATTGGCGAATGGAGTAAACACGACATTTATGAAGTCCTCAATAGATTAGCGGGAAAACATGGCATTGCTAAAAAGAGTTATGTTAGTAGACGTGGTTTATTATTACGTGCTTCTTTTGCTTTATATTCTAAAGAATTGTTGGATTTTATTCAAGAACTATTCTTTAAGTGTGGATATTCTACTAGAATCGAAGCTGAATTTAAACCATGGAGAAATAAAACTATTTATAGAATGAATTTTTCTCATGTTGCTAAACAGACGGCAAGAATTATTGACACTAGATCTAAGGGCAAGACTCGTAAAGATTGCAAAGCTGAAGTGCCCTACAATGGTATTGTATATTGTTTTGATGTTCCCCCTAATCATCTTTTTATCACTAGAAGAAATGGATTGGTTACTATACAAGGGAATAGCACGGCTTCTGTGGGATTAGAAGTCTTACGTCAGAGATATTTAATGTTCCGAGACGAATTAGAACATTGGATTCGTAATAAGGTTATGAAACCAATTGCAGTGGCTAGAGATTGGACTGTGACCGAATCTAAACAGAAAAAATTAATTATTCCAAGAATTCAATGGAATAAACTTACGCTTAAAGATTTAAATGATTATATGCAAAAGGTGGCAGAGGGACATAATACCGCTAAGGTTGTCTCACGCGATTCGTATTTAAAAAGCTTAGATTTAGACCCCGATGAAGAGCTTGAGAATAGAAGAAAAGAAATGATTGAAGATGCTATTCTTACAAAAGAAAAAAACATTCTTTATTCTCCCGCTTATACTTTATCTGAACTTCGTACGCTTAACACCGATTCTCTAATTGAAGATAGAGTTGTGCCTGGAGCTAATCAACCACCTTCTGGCCCTGGAGCAGGTGGCCAAGGTTCCCCAGATTTCTCTGGTGGTTTAGGTGGGTCTATGCCAGATTTAGGTGGTGGGCTTGGCGCCCCACCTGAAGGCGAAGCCCCACCTGGCGGCCCACCAGATATTGGTGGTCCTCCTGAAACGGGATCACCAGCATCTCCTGGTGGCCCCCCGCCCCCCGCAGGGCCTCCTCAATAATGGCTATTAATATAGTTGTGTTGTTTTGGGTCTTATTACTTATGGAGTAGTGTAAATGAAATTAGCTTCTAACACGAGTCGTACATATAGCCTTGAGGAAATTAAATCCTTAAAGGTTTTATCTTCTAAACTTAGTGACCATGCACGTATTATTGCTTCATTTGTTTCTGGTATTAAAAATAGCGATGTTACTAGATTAATTGCTAGCGATGAATTGATGAAAAAATTAACTGAGCTGGATGGAGAAGTAGATAAAGCTAAAGATATGAAAGAATTAAATGCTTTATTGAGCGGTTCCATCGACTTGAGGGTATCTAATCAACTTGATGTTCCACAAAAAGAGGTAGAATCGGTATCAGCTAAAGCTAAAGAACAGGCAGCAGGAACACTTTTACAGCCTACTGGAAGTATTAGGGAGAATAAATCTATGAAAAATATTATTAAAGAAGCATTAAACGATGCCCCTCCAATGCCGGTTCCAGATTCTCCAGCGGCAGCTGCTCCTCCACCATCCCAAGAAGACAACACCCTTGTTGCTATTTTAAATACTGTTAACCTTGGTCAATTTGTAGATGCTATGCAAGGTCAAAAAAATACAAATGTTCTTGCTGTTATGCAAGATTTGAAACAAGAATTAGATAATGCAGCTAAGACGGCTGGATCTGAAGCTTTATTTGCATATGATTTAAGAGGTAAAGCTGCCGCAGCTCAACAGTCTGCCGAAGACTCTATGCAGTCGGTTGCTGATATGAAAAAACAAATTAACGTTGTTTTACAAGCACTTAAGAGTTTTATGGATTTTGCTAAAACTAATTCTCCAAGTCAACCTTTACAGTCTCTTCAGACCAACGTTGAGGCACTTATCTCTGGTATTAATGATGGCATGAAAGATGCCGATGTGAAGTGAGGAGGATATATGTTAGTTAAAACTGCAATTGTTGGCGAGGTAATTCTTTGTGACAAATGTGGGCATTGTCATGAACTCGAATCCCCTTGTTTGTTTGAAACTCCTGTTGAAAAAATAAAAACAGAGGAAATAATCGATCAGAAAAAGGGCCAGAACGATTAGGTCTATTAATAGTAATTCATTAAACAGGCACAAAAGTGTGCTGTAAAGGAGAGTAGCATGCGAAAAAATTTTAGTTTTAGTGAGCTACAAGGGGCCCTTCGCACTACCAGCCTCACCAAGACGGCGTCGGCACTTAATCCTGGGGAGATGTCTCCAGAACAAGCGCTTGAAAACATTTGCACCGTTGGTGATACGCTGGATGCCCATGGCCTAGAGCAGGAAACCGAGAAGCTCACAGCTTCTATTCAGGTTCTTATGTCTCTGATTAAGACTGCTGCTAAAGAGAACAGTTTTGAGATGACATTTAAATGTCCAGACTGCGGAGCCGAGATTGAAGCTGAAGTTGAGATTGAGGGAGATGGAGAAGGAGAGACCGAAGAACCCAAGAAGGAAAAAGAGGATGAGGGCTCAGAGGAGTAAGTCATGCTTATTAAAATGGGCGAAGCCGCAGGACCCTCTTCAGCTTTTCAGTTTGTTACTCCAGATGAGGCTCTTGAATCTCAGATAGTGAGTGAGCGGTTCGCAAAGTTTTTAGAAAAATTTAAATCCGCTGCTGATAATCACTCTATCAAGGGCCCTTCTGTCGCTCCGTATCGTAGTGATGATTTTCTTTATTTTAAAACAGTAATTATGCACGCAGCAGAACGATCAAATTTAGATAAAGCTGGAGAACTTACTGGAGATGGTAAGTTTCTTATTACAAAAGAAAGTGATAAAGAAATTTGGCGTTGGACATCCGATAAGGGAATCTATCCATATGCAAATGCTAATGGAGATATTTTTCCAGAAGATGAGCTAGTAAAAGCGGCAAGTACTTGGGTTGGCAAGGGATTATATTGTAATCATCAATCTAATGATGTTGAAAAGCTTAGAGGTATTATTGTTGATACCATTTATGATAAGGCTTCCAAAGAATTGTGGGGCCTGGTTGCATTAGATAAGAAAAATTTTCCCATTCTTGCTGCTCAAGTAAAAAACGGTACTATTCGTAATGTATCTATGGGGACAGCGGTAAAGCGTTCCTATTGTACGCTTTGCGGAAACATGGCCGTTGTGGAAGCAGATTATTGTGATTGTATTAAGCGGGGAATGAAAAATCGTGTAGTTGGTAATACATTGGTTGGGGAAATTAACGTTGGGCTGACTGGTGTGGAATTATCGTTGGTGGGTGTTCCCGCAGATAAAGATGCAACGATTAGACACGTCTATGCGAGCTTACAAGCCCAACTTGCAGAAATTAACGCAGAACTTAGTACCGAAGCTTCTGATGATGGTATACAGAAGGTTGCTGAGTTGAAAGAACAGATAGATGCAGTTGAGCGCACAATTAAGCGCGATAAGGAAAAAAAGTCTATAGGAGGCATTACAATGCTTACAGTTGAAGAGAGGGAAAAGCGTGCGGCAGATCGCCGTAAGATTCTAACTGCTTATATGCAGGGTACGACTGAACCCAAACCCGGCCAGGTAAATTATCCCCCTGAGCCTATGAATGAGCAGCTTCGTGGTGAGGAGCTTGCTAAATCTAAGAGAGAGGAGTCTGCTACCGCCCCCCAAATGGGTGATAAAGGTGGAGACCAGAAAGTGCGCACCGAGCAACAGAGGACTGTTGCTGAGAGAAAGACTGATCGTGAACAGCTTCGTCAGGCATACATGCAGGGTACGACTGAACCTACCCCAGGTGGTCAATATACTCCTGAACCTATGAATGAAAAACTTCGTAATGAGGAGTTGTCTAAAGCCAAGGGCGAAGAGACAAGCACTTGCTCTGCTATTAATCAGACCAACTCTATTAAAGAGAAGTTGCAACGCGCCTCTTATCTTGGCGCACGATTTGTGTATGCTAAAGATGAAGAAGGCACTGTAATTCCTGAGCAGTCTTTTTGGGCTGTACACGCCACTGATGCTCCTCAGGCAGAGTTCACCGAGGAAAATTCAATTCTAACGGTATCCGCTTCTGAAGCCTATGGTAATGACCTCCATAGAGTAGCTAAAGATGACACTGGTAGTGATGATCCTGAGGGACGTACTAATTGGCAGTTTATGGCTAGTAAAGCTTATGGTAATGAACTCGTAGCTTTTATTAAGGATGCTGGTATTGACACCGTGTTTGCAACATTTAAAGTAGCTGAAGATCCCGCTCTAGCGGCTGGGTTGGAAGCACCGCCTGAAAGCGAGCCAATTTCTGGAACGGATCCTTTGGCTGAGCCTGAAGCTCCTATCTCTCCTGAGCTTCCCGGTGAAGAGGGATCTGAGGAAGATAAAGATAAGGTTACAACTAGCGAAGAGGCCGGCGAGGCTCTTGAGAAGGCTAAAGAATCTCTTACTAAAGTTAAAGACTTTGTAGTTGATGAGCTAAGTTCTCCTGATTTCGATGCCTCTAGTGCAGATGCTGGCGTTGATATGGTTGAACAGGGTAAGGGCCTTGTTGAAAAGGCCGAAGGTGAGGGCCCCGAAGCGCTTGCTTCCGAGTTGATGGAGTTCGTAAAACACGCAGAGCTTTTCTTAGAAGCAAAGAAGAAAGCTCCTAAGTGCAAAAAGTGTGGTAAAAATCACTTCCCCTTCCAGAAATGCCCCACCGGAAAAGAAGAGAAAGGTAAGGGTAAAGAGAAAGAAGAGAAGGGTGATAAATCCGAAGGCAAGAAAAAGGAAGCCGCAGCCACTGGTAAGGAAGTAAAAGATATTTCCGCTCCCGCTAACAAAGGAACTGCTGCTAAGGATCCAACGGGTAAGGAAGTAAAGGATATTCCTGATGTTGTTTCTCCTCTTGCATCTGACTCAGTAGATAGTGATAATGTTGGCGGCCAAGATATGCGCATAGAATCTAAGCCCGAGCAGCACGCAAAGGATATGGCCGCCGCAACATCCACCCCCTCTGGCAAGGTTGCTTCCGAGAGCTTTGCTGAGAAGGTTGGTGCTACCATTCAGGCCGAGCAGCTTCGTCGTGAAAAGGACCTTGCAGTTGCTAAGATGAAGAGGGCTTTTGATTTAGCTTCCATTCTTGCCAGCAAGGGCCATATTGCAGATACCGAGATTCGTAAAAAGGCTGATGAATTTTACGAGCTTTCTGATGATGCGTTCTCTTCTGTTAAGAGAATTGTTGAGGCGATGTCTAATGCTCAGGGTCGGGTTAAGGTAGCCAGTGCAATTGCTTCTATTGGCAATGTTAATGGCGAACGTACTTTAACTGGTGATACTCCTGCAGATGAGAAGTCTCTTACTGAGAAACTCTCTGGTATCTTCACTGGTCCCAAGATTCGCTTTAAGTAAAATATTTAGTGGTGAGGGGGTCTATATGACCCCCTCACTTTTCCTAATTTTTTAGGCGGAGGATGATATTATGGATATCGGTAAAGAGCTTGTCAAGTTGGCAGACGAACTCGATAAAGAGGGTTATGTGGAAGCTTCTAATAAAATTGATGAAGTTCTTACACGCATTGCCGCCAAAAAAGATGACAAAAAAGAAGAGAACTTTCTACCTGTTCTTAAAATGCGTTGCACAAAAGATGGCGATGATGGTTCTTATACTGTTATAATTGAAGCTCCAGCGGGTATAGCCCCAAATGACCCAGTCGTATTAGAATACATGAAAAAGTATGGGCCATATGATGATATTGATGTTGACTATAGAGATATGATGGCTGATTCTGATCCATCAAGACTTAATAAATTTACTTATACCATTCAAAATAGAGGTAAGAGTCAAAATCCCGAATTAGATATATCTGGAATTGTCCCCCCTAAGCCATAAAGTTAGACAGTAAAGGAGAAGCTTATTATGATGAGGCCGTTAGACGTAGAAGGATTACCGACGGGTCTTTATAGTGTGGACCCAAATGCCACGTTTCAACCTGGAATGGTCGGCGGTCTGCAGGCTATTGGTGGTGAAATTTTTATGACTGTGTGTGATGGTGTAACAGTTCCTCCATATGGTATATTTGATGATGTTAAAACTCATGCTTTTACTAAGCCAGTATATCATGAGCGCGTTCTTTTAACCCCAGATCCAACTTTTGTTAGTACTGATCAGGCTGGAATTTTATATATCAATCGGTCTTTAGATAAATCTTTAAGAACTGGAAATATTATTCCATATTCTTTTAAGGTGGACGTTGATGTGGTTTTGAATCCAATTAATGGTATCGTTACTTTTCCAGCAAATACCCCTCTTAATTATTCTGTGTCTGGAACGTTACCATACGACTCCATTCTTGCTGTGGCCTCTTATACATTTGAAATAGCTGGCACTCCTGGAGATGACACAACGAGGGGAAGTGGGAAGGTAACAGTGTGGAATAGACGTGGAGAGTATATTACTGATCAGTTTGACACTCTTGCCACCTATCCACTAAACGCTCCATTATATGTGTGTGGGGGAAAGTTAACCACCACAGCCCCGTGCGATACAGCACCTATGGTGGGATTTGTTACTGGTCCGCCTTCTACTATTAATGCGACTTTACAATTCCTTTGGTGGTGATAGATGCCTAATGCGAACTTAAAAGAAAAGGTGACCGAACGTATCGCGGATACTTTACTTAACACTCCGTGGTGGACAGTATTCAAAGAAGAAAATTATAGACTGTCCTTAGCTAATAAGCTAATCAACGCTTACCTTATTAATAAAGGCAAGAACACACTTACGGAACCTGAATTAAACGATTTACTTAAGCGTGTTGTTTCAGCGGTTACATACGCCGCAGCAAAACCCTCTGATTTATCTAGAGGTGATTTAGCTATGGCTCAAAAATTTACACACGATGCATACTCAGCAATGATTACAGCACTAACCCCAGTAACACATATTCCAGAAAATATTCCAGAGACAATGTCTGTTCAACCTTATGCTGGAAAAAATGAATTTGATTTACCATTACCACGTATTGCATTGGGTAAAATGTTCAGGGGAACTGTGGCTGACATTTTTAGTATTCAATCTATTTCTAAAATGTTGGATGAGGCCCTTGGTGCACCAGATAAGGAAAATAGAAAAAACTTTTCGTTTACAGAAATAGAGGGACTTTTAAAGGCTTATTTTATAAATGGTGTTTCTGAAGCTTGGCGTAATGCTGTGAAGGAAACATATCATATTTCCGCTCCAACTATTTTTTCAATGATTAAAATCGCTGATGCTCTAGACGAAGCGGGTTATGAGCAAGAGGCTAATGAAATTGATTCCATTGTAAGGGGGCTCTTAGATGACCAGCAAAATTGATTATTCTGGGGCGTTTGTCGCTCTTCACCGAATTGCAACTGTACTAAAAGAGTACGACAAGAGTGTTGAGGCTGACGCTTTAAAGGCGGTTATGTGTAATGATATGGCCGCATTAGAGAAAACCAGTTTGTCTGGTGAACAACTTTTGAATCTTCATAATGAGATTCAAGCTGCAATGGACGAAGAGAAAGCCCCCTCTGTAGTTCGCGCTGCAGTAACTGAAATTTTTAAAACCCCGCTTAAAGCCATGGGAGTGAAAATGTCTAATAAGAAAATAGTGAGTTCTAAGGTTAAGATAGCTGCTAAAGCGCCAGTCACCACTTATCTTAGATTGGAATCTGACCGCGCCTCTCGACCAAAAGAAATCACTCGTCCCTTGGTGTTGCGTAAGAATCTTAAAATTGACACCACTGGCTATAGTAACTTAGATCAGATTGGGAGTGGCGAAATACCCTCTATGGTTACAGATGCTTATGATAAAGCAGAGGAGAATTATAACTCTAATCCTAACTCTAATGTTAATAAGGGCCGATTTAAAGATACCCAAGAGGCCCATGATAAATCTGGTGTGCTAATTGTTCCATCCTATATGAATTATGGTGTTATGTTTAGAGATGATGTATCTCATATGATTATGGAGCAAGTGGCTAATCGTGGAACTACGGGATTGTCCACTTATGTTGGTGGTGTTCCTTTAAATAATAATGATTTAAATACCATTGGTGATGTGGCCGTTCGCTTAGTTCTTAAAAATGAAACCAAACTTGCAAAGCGCGCCGCAGCAATTATTTATACTGAGTTGTTGAGACGAGCTGCGGGAAAACCAGAGGGACTTAATAAAGCCGCTTATGATAATACATCAATGGCATGGCGCTGGCCCATGGTTTCTAGAGAAGTGGTTTATCCTATTCGCCCAACATCTAATGCTATTCAGTATGCACACCCAGATCAAGCCGTGAGTATTGACCCACGTTCTTTATTCGGTATTATAATGCGTATTGATATTAAAAATAAAGTAATGCAGAATGCAGCCACTAGTCGTCCTATCGGAAGATCAGCTGAAGATTTGAAAGTTCATTATCTTAAAATGTTAAATGCTGGCGAGTTTGCTGAAGCTTTGAAGTTTCGTAAATCAGCTGCTGATATTTATGATGTAAATTGTGGAGAGTATGACGATAAGATTGTTGAAAGGGCCCATAAAGAGCCTTACGTGAAAGTGGAAGATGGTATTTTCCCAACAATCACCAAACAGCAGGATATAGATGAAGCAGCAGCTACAACTACTCCTACTGGAAAAGTAAGTGATGAACCTAAACACTTTGCTTTTATTGATTTGAAAGATCTAACGGATAAATTCATATCAGCTAAAAAAGAAGAAGATAAAAAAGATGAAAAAACTAAAGAAGAATCTGAACCAGTAGATTTATCTTTTGTTGTTCCCTCTCTTGAGGATGAGGGAGAGTATCCTTTTTCTCGGGACATTGAAACCAAGGACATGGAAGATGTTTTAAGTGGCCCTGAAGTAACAGAGATTGGAGAAGAGGTAGAGTCTCCTCTTGGGGAACAGATTCAGAATACTGGTATTAATTTTTCCATTAATCCAGATACTGGAATTGTAACACTTAACGTTAATATGACTGCTAATAAAACTTTTGATTCTACTGCAGAGGCTATGGACTGGGCAGTAAAATTAAGTGAGTTGCTTAATTCCAGAATGGCAGATATTAAAGCAGCTGGTTATAAACTTCCTGCTATTATTAGAGCTGCACAGGTACATAATGAGTTTGTTAAGTTTTTAGCCTCTAGTGTTATTTTTTCTAGAAACATTAACACTCTACTTGATATGGTGGGTGATTTTGATTAAACATAGTGATTCAAAAATTGAAATTATAGAAAAGGCCACTTCTTTTATTACTTCTTCTAAAAATAAACTAGAAGAGGGTGATAAGTTTGGAGAAGAAGTAGTTGCCACAAGCCAGGCTTTAATGAGTATGGAACTGTATTCTAAAGACGCCACTTTACTTACTCAGTTAATTGGATCCGCATCTATAGTTCATGATATACAATTGAGAACTGGTCTTTTAGATACAATTGATGTAATTTTTCAAGAGTTTGGTATATATGCTGGTTACGTGATGGGCATAAATGATACCATTGCTATAGAGTTCACGTCATTAGTGGACGAAAAAGTATTAATTCCCACAGCCCAATTAAGAAAAGTAATTGCTGATCTCTATGAAAGTTCTGGAGATAAAAAATTATTAACAAGCCTTTCTATTTTAGATGGCATCAGGGCACAAGTAGAACAAAAACTTTTGGGTAAAAATACCGATGAGTTTTATGTTTGTAAAACAAAACAGGATTTAAATTGATATCTATTAATATTTTCATTTGAAGGTGGCTTGCAAATGTATATAGTTTGCAAAGCTTATTACTAAAGGAGGATGCAAAATGCTTTATTTATTTTACGAGGGTGGCAACCCGTTCGGATTTTTTGATTTTTACAACGATGCCACGTCCGTCGTAACCACAGCACCTCTCATTCAGGGCGGCATGATTGGCTTCTTTAAGTCTGTCAGCGGCGGTCCCTTGGGTGATGGGTACGGTCCAGTTATTCCTCTGGGCGATGGTCAGGACGAAGGCGCTGGTTCTCAAATTAAAACGGCGATTGCTCCCGCAACAACTCAGAACGGTTATGTTCACGAGTCATATACTCCGCTTGTGCTGATTGATGACGGCCACACGGGGTATGGTACTATGTTTGGTCATCAGTTTGGGTATGATAGTGGTTCCACTGCTTACAAATATTATCACGGTTGGCAGACTGGCGACCTAGTTGGTCCTAATACCATGGCGGGTTCTGGTAAAGTGACTGGCTGGTTCCAGAATGGGCTTTATGGTACGGACAATTATTTTGTTTATGATGAGGCTACCCCCGAGACACCTGGTACTGCTCTTGCGTGGGATGTCGTTGGTACTGCTGG